GGTCTCAACCTCGATGGCGATCGGCAACTCCTCGAACATCACCTGGTAGTTCTGCTGCTCGGTCAGCGGCAGCCCGACAAACCAGACGCCGCCGTTCTGCATCCAGTTGCCGATATCGCAGGTGTCGAAACGGGCCACGTAATCGTCGTGGTTACCGCGCACCGGGTGGAACCATGGCTTGTTCAACCACTTGATAACGTCTTCGGACTCCGGGCCGCGGTCCACCAGATCGCCGACACTGAAGAGCCGGTCTACGGCCGGGTCGAAACCGATGGCATCCAGCGCGGCTTGCAACCGCCTGAAGTGGCCATGGATGTCGCCGACGGCAATGTCCCGCCCAACCGTGTTCGCGGCGTAGTGCTTCACGCGCACCACCTCAATGTTTTCGAGCATGCGAAATTACCTCGCCCGCCGTACACCGGCAGGCATGTTGATAGATGGGGAAGGGGTTACTTGTCAGATGTGCGTTTTCGCGCGGCAAGCACCAGGGCTTTCGAAGCCTTGGCAACACCACCGACAACGTCTTCGGGAAGGATCGCGGTATTGCAGTGCGGGCAGAGTGGCGCTGTCTTCGTGCTGCGCCAAGCTTCGTCCATTACCTTTGCCGCCCGACTGCGAGCTTGGAACTGCTCTGCCTCGGCGAGCGCGGATTCACGACTCTTGAGGCGGCCGTTTGCGGCGCTTAGCCTGCTGACCAAACTTTCAAACGCATCGAAGGCTTCGACCTCAGTTTCGCAATCGCTGCACCAGATGCGGCGCTCGTTGTGATCGTAGACCAGCTTCTTGTGAGTGCAGGAAGAGAGCGGCCTTCGGGTGAGCCCGCGGGCAACCCTCAAGTCTTCGATTTGCACTACCTTCACGCCGTAGAGGTAGTCCTGCGGTTCAATTGGTGCGCTCATGCCGCCTCCTTAATCCGATCAGCTTCGGGCGCCGGCATATACATCCCATTGCAGCGCCACACGCCGAAGTCATCGACAGTGCATTCAGCCCAGCGCTCTGGGTTGCCGTACTGGGGGGGGAAGTAGACGAGGTAGGTCATGGCTTCCAACTCCTGCCCACTCGAAACACCATCATCAGGTTGTGGTGGAGAGGCACTTTGAGCACATGGTCGAAAAACTCGCCCTTCCCAGAAATGAAACCCGTAGGCACTTTGCTTCCGACAGTTCCGTATTCTCGCCAGCATTCTTCGCCGCCGTTCTCGTCCCAGTAGGCGCGCTCGCGCTTAGGAATCTCATCGTAGGTCCTCATGAATACGGAGTGATCCGGAATATCACAGATCCGACGCCATGCGGGATGACGCTTGCACCATTCGGCGGCGTTCTGAGAAGCCTGCTCGGTAGAGTAAAATTCTTTGGTAGTACTCATGCTGCCTCCTTGCCGCGCTGCCACCAGATCCAGGCCGATGCGATTTTCGGCAACGAATAGCTGCTGCCCAGCCTTTGGGATCTGATGCGCTCGACAGTTTCGTCAATGTAATCGGCGTAGGCCTGTTCGAATTGGTCGCGGCTGGTCATGGCGCTACTCCACGCCGTTCAGGTAGCAGGGCTCAGTGGCTTCAGAAAGCCATTGCCGAAGACTACCAACAGAAACTCCCGGGTCGTCCTCGTCCTGCCATTGCTGGTCAAGCTCTGCTTCGCTGCAAAGCGCCACGTCGTAGTCATCGGAGTTTTCATGCAACCAATCGCCGTTATGCTCTGCCAGCACGGCCAAGGCTTGCGCCGGGCTCTGCGCAGCAACCCAGTCTTGGTCGCCGACCTTGAAGCAGAGCAGCGGCCCATCGTCATATCTGAAGGTGTAGCTCTTCGATTTCATGGCACCATCAATTGCCTCGTCCAGCTCGGCGCCAGATAACACGTCCTCATGCCCGGCCATGCCGACGACGATCCATTGTTCTTCAGGCAGTGTCACCGGTGCGCTGGCTTTCGGCTCGCGCAGAAAGCGGTAGCGATCGGCCAGCGGAGCATCTGTATCAGCCCGGCTTTTCAGGCCTTGAACGTTGGCGATGAGCGTCGAAAGAGAATGATTGCTGCTCAGGCCGAACAGATTGAAGAGCGGGGCAAGTTCAGGGTGATGTTGAGGCATGACTTCGTCCTCGCCGCATACGCAGCAGGCAATAGGGATAGGGGGTTGCTGACCGGCGATCAGACCGGATGAATCAATCGATCAGCGCCAGCTCAGATAGCAAAGGAATCGATTTCCGGTTGCTTCACGCTTGAGGATCTCTCGCATGCAATCCGCACAGGATTTCAGATACGCAGCGCATAAGTTGATCTTGGCGCTGGATGCCTCAACAGTTGAGATGATGTGTTTGATTGCCTCATCATCTATGAACACAGAAAAGTGGAGATCGACCGTCGGTGCGCAGCAAGAAGCTTTCGTTGAGTTGCATCTTTATTTGACTCAACCTGGAGCTGACGCGTTGATTCAGGAAATCAGCCGCAGTAAGCAATAGGATGGGTGGGGCCGAACGGGCGGCGGGGTTATTGCGGGGTGGTTTGATCAGCTTTTAGCGCTACGCCCGCTGCGCGGTTGAGTGTCTGCTTCGCCACCGTCTTTACGCCGGCAATGTTGGTCCCTGAGCCGAAGGACGTTATCAGGCGCAAGCCGCCGGACAGAATATCGACCTGCTCATCCGCGATATTCAAGCGCTGCTGGAGTGCGGCGTTCTCGGCCTGCAGGCGGGTGACGTGGGCACGGTCTACCAGTTCGCGAACTTCAACCTGATATGAGTTCCTGAACTCATCACCGTTGCCCTCAGCCCAGAAGCTCCAGCCAGTCTGAGGGCCGGCGTTTACTCGGTACTGGACCTTAATCACTTCCTCCTCCCCACCAGCATGTGGAATTTTCCGATCTTCCGGAACTGGCGGATAGCCGACGAACTGGACGTCGCCAACAGGCAACGAAGGTGCGGCGGCAAGCGCTTCAAACCACATCTGCAAAACCCCATTGCCTTTCTTGCGCTCGGTGGTCATGCCGTCGAGCATCGGTTGAGTCGGCTCAACCGGCACGAATTTCCATTCCTGACTCATAACCCCTCCTGCGGATACGTGCCCACTTCGCCCTGGTCGGCGGCGTTGGCGGCTTGGATGATTTGGCGGCCGATCTCGCGTGCCTGTCTTGGTGTGATGGGTCCGAACGGAAGAAGTCGCAGGGCGATCACAGGCCCGTCGTCATCGAGGTTGAAAATCGTCGCCTCGACCTTGTGCTGAAAACTTGTCGCGAATGGCATGGCGATATCCCTGTAACCCATATAGGTTACTTTTTGATATGTAACCTCAGGAGGTTACTGTGGGGTTGGTCAGGCGGCGGCCCGAGCGGCGTCAGCCGGTTTGTGATTGGCAAGGAACACTGCCCGGGCAAAGCCCGCCGGGGTCGCGCTACGGAAGTTGGCACGGTCGGGACCGGGAGGCGCCTTGTGGATTCGATCATCCGGAGAGCCCAAGCTTTCGTCAGTGAAGGGTGCCGGCATCACGAAGCCCCCCCCGGTCCACAGGCAAGTCTTTTTCGTGTACTGGTCGTCGGCGCAGAATCCTGAGAACTGCCACGGGTGAAACCAGTGGTCTGGCTTTCGCCAGAGGCTACTGATCTGGCTGACCGGGTTCTCTGCGAACCATGGCGCGCCGGACAACTCGCCGATGATCTGACACTGCCAAACCACGTGCATGGCCTTGAACTGCACGGCCGGGTCAGCCTTGCGCTTCGCCTCGAACCAGCGGGCGCCGCTCACGGCAAGGTCGGTGCACGGCGGAAAGCCGGCCACGAACTCAACCCGGCCGGTGGCGACAGCATCCCGAATGACCTGCCACGATTCAGGGTGATCGATGATGCGCCCGACCTTTGTGATCGCGCCTTCGGTGTGCACGCCTTCCGGGTGTTGAGGATCGATCAGGATGGCCTCGTAATCGGCGTCGACCCAACCTGCTGACCCGTACCGTCAGCCTCGCCCTGCAATCCGAACCAACCCGCTACCTGTCGTAAGGAATTCGCATGGCCAAGTTCAAGATTGCCCAGAACCCCACGTTCAAGGCGGATGTGGACATTCCTCGCGTCGGAGGCACCTTCAACAAGGTGTCGTTTGAATTCAAATACCGCGACCGAAAGGAATTGGCCAAGCTGTTCGCGGGCTGGCAGCAATCTGCCAAGGACTATCAGGACCGCCTGAAAGAGAAGGGCGATGACATCACCCTCGTGGATGTCACTGACGCTGATATTGAGCATCAGATTCTGCAGGTCAGCGATCTTGTGGTTGGCTGGGGGTTCGACGACAAGTTCACGCCTGAAGCTATCCGCGCCTTGGTTGAAACCTCGGCCAGCGCAGCCGATGCGATCGTTAAGGCGTATCAGAACGCGTTCGCCGCAGCCCGCCTGGGAAACTGAAAGAGGTGTCGCAGGCGCTGTACGAGCCTGTGGCACCACCCAATCAGCTGGCCCAATTCGGTATATCGGCAGCAGACCTCGACGAGACAGTAGAGGTTCTGCCCGACAACTGGCCCGCTTTTATCGTCATGGAGGCATTGGGCACCCAATGGCGCGTCGGTATGGCTGGACGCACTGGTCTCGATTACTCAGCCGTCCCGGCGATCATGGCCCTCATCGGCATCCCCAAGAAAACCAGAAGCCAGGTCTTCCAGGACGTTCGCGTCATGGAGGCTGAGGCGTTGCTCGTCATGAGCGAATCGAAATAGCGGAGCACTCATGTCTGGAACCATCGCGCAACTGGGCATTGAGGTCGAGTCCGGTGGCAGGGCTTGGAGTACTCGCCTTGGCCAATCCAAGCGACAGGCTTTGAGATCACAGCAGACGCCCAGCAGCCAAACCCATCGTTGCTGGTTGGCAACGTCACCGGTTTCATCAGCGCGCTGTGTCTTGGGTTCGAGGACTTGGTCGGAGCGAAGCTGACACGACGTCGAACCTTGGGCCGTTACCTTGATGCGGTGAACTTCCCAGGAGGTAACGCCGAAGCGGATCCGGACGAAGAGTTTTCGCCTGACGTTTGGTACATCGAACAGAAACTGGGCGAGGACAAAACGAAAGTCGAGTTCTCGCTGGCATCGCCGATCAACCTCAACAACAAGCAGCTACCGGCGCGTCAGATCGTCGCGAACTGTTGCCAGTGGCTGTCGATTGGCGGCTACCGGGGGCCGTACTGCGGTTACACCGGCGGGCCGGTGGCAACTGATGACGACATCATCACTACTGACGCGGCCAGCGATATGTGCAGCGGGACGCTCAAAGGCTGCAAATTTCGGTTCGGCCAGAACGGGCAACTGCGCTTTGGCTCGTTCCCGTCGGCGGGGAGGATAGGATGAAGATTACAAAATCATCGCTTGATCAGATCCAGCAGCAGGCGATTCAGTGCTATCCGGCTGAGGCTTGCGGCCTGATCATCAGAGAAGGGCGTGCGCAGGTTTACGTGCCGTGCACGAACGTCGCCACAACTCCTGATGAACACTTTCGGCTCGCTCCCGCAGAGTATGCCACCGCCGAAGATCGCGGCACGGTGCTGGCGGTTGTGCACAGCCATCCAGATTATTCGCCGCAACCCAGCGAAGCAGACCGGGTAGCGTGCGAAGCCAGTGGCTTGCCATGGCACATCATCGAGGTGCGCAAGGGCGACGATGGTGCTGTCACGGCCGGGGAGTTGTTCAGTTTCACTCCCACAGGTTACCAGGCGCCATTGATTGGTCGGTCGTTCCATCACGGCACCCTCGACTGCTACCAGATGATCGTCGACTACTATCAGCGCGAGCTCGGAATCACGCTCAAGCAGTATGGCCGCGAGGATGATTGGTGGAGCAACGGCGGCAACCTGTATATGGAGAACTACGCCGATGCGGGATTTTCGCCCGTGAACGATCTGCAGCAGGGCGACGTGATCATCATGCAGGTACGAGCGCCGGTCCCGAATCACGCGGGCATCTATCTGGCCGACGGCATCCTGAAGACAGAGCCCGAGCATTACCCGGCGCCTGGCTCGATCTTGCATCACCTCTATGGGCGGGACGGTCGCCGCGACGTTTACGGCGCATTCTGGGCTGAATCCACACGCCTGATCCTCAGGCACAAAGACGCGAAAATTTGAGCGGCGATGCCGCAGGGGTGAAAATGAGCAAGTCCACACAAGTCACGCACTTCCGAACCGACAAGTTTGTTTTAACCTGTGCCGAGGTGATCACTGCGCTGAAGCAGAAATATGGTGAGGATCAGGCGTTTAGCGAACGCCTGATGGCAGTTGAGCCTCAACTAACCTTTCCGGAATGGGGAGACTTTGGCGAGCTGACATTCGTGTTTGTTCAGGATCTGGCTGTTTAAATTCGCGGCGTAGACATTGATGATGTGGACAAGCGCTTTTCCACATCGACCAAGCGTTGTTGGATGTCCTCTACAGCTTTGGCTAGCGCCGTGAGCGCCTCATACATCTCCTTTGCATTAGCCATACCTTTATGGTCTTGGGGAGCGTAGCGAGCCGCCTGAGATGCGTGACTAATAGCTGATCTCAGTAATGAATTTATATCTTTGCTCATCTTGACCTCCTAGGTCACATTACCCCGGTCCATGGGCTTGCAGGCAACGGACCGAGGCGATTCGTTGGAGGCGAAAACTACTACGCCGTGTATCAGCGCCGTTACTGATCGTTTGTCCAGCGCTGGATGGGCAGACAGCCTTGCGGTTTTATCGGGACGGAATATGATCATGGCCACCTGATATTGCCATTCAAAGGACGTGAACCATGGCTCTCCGCATCCGTAAGTCTTTCAAAATTGCTCCTGGAATCCGGCTCAATGTGAGTAAGAGTGGGATCAGTACGTCAGTGGGTGGGAAGGGCTTCACAACCAACATCAGTAAAAAAGGGACGCGGGTGACAGCCGGCATCCCTGGAACTGGAATTTCCTCTTCAAAGTTATACAAAAGCCAAAAGACGCCGTCCGCAGCACCGCAGATGGTCTCAACACCTAAGCCAGGCTTTGGCTCTTATCTGGTTACTGCTTTGATCATCATTGGCGTGCTGTGGGCGATATTTCACAAGTAACCGCCAATACGAAACTCAACCCAGCCCCATGCTGGGTTTTTTTATGCCCGGAGAAACCCATGACCTCGATCAACTACGCCCCAAATGAGCGCCTGCGCACCATTCGTCTCTACGGCACGCTTGGCGCCCGGTTCGGTCGCGTGCACACCCTGGCTGTGAACAGCGTGGCCGAGGCCTGCCGGGCTCTGGGCGTCCTGTTTCCCGGCTTCGATCAGTTCATGGCTGAATCGAAGGACAAAGGCATGGCCTTCGCTGTGTTCCATGGAAAGCGCAACATCAGCAAGGATGAACTCGGCGATCCACCGGGCCGCGCCGAGATCCGCATTGCGCCGGTGATTCAGGGCAGTAAGCGCGCCGGTGGCTTGCAGACAATTATTGGCGTTGCGCTGATCGCAGTAGCCACCTATTTCGGCGGCCCTGCTGGCGGAAGTGCAGCAGGTTCGCTGTTTGGCGGCGGGGTATGGGGCGTAGTTGGGGCTGTCGGTATTTCGTTAGCGCTGGGTGGTGTCGCCCAAATGATTGCTGGCACCCCCAAAGGTTTGGGCTCTGAGGATCAAGCCGACAACAAGCCCAGCTACGGCTTCAATGGTCCGGTCAATACCCAAGCTCAAGGGAATCCAGTCCCGTTGGGATATGGGCGGATGATCGTGGGTAGCGCGGTCGTCAGCGCTGGAATCTACGCAGAAGACCAGTCCTGATCCACAGTGATAGGATCGCGGTCTAAAAAGCCAAAGGTGCCCCTATGAAGCGTCTAGGATTGACCGTTTTCTTCATTGGCATGCTGTC